TAAATTCGTATCTAAAAATACTTATTGCACCATATCCTAATTCAAAACCTACACCTTCTTCTGGATCTAAATCTATATTTCCTTTAACATTACTATCTCCATATAGTTCATAAAGGTTAGGCTTTCTAAAACTATTACCTGCATTAAAAAACCAATCGCCCTGCGATATACCTAATCTTAAAGCATTTTGATTATCGTTACCTACTCTAACACCAAAGTTATAATTTAAAACAAAATTTGCATTAGCAGAAAAATATAATCCAGCATTTTCATCTGTATATCTGTTTACAAATTCTGTGAGAGTAAATACACCATCTCCTATGTATGATATATCAAAATCTCCTGTACCTATGTATTCTCCTGTCCATAAAGGCCTAGCCTTGTTAGTGTCAGTATCTGCATAGTATATTCCAGGCTCTGTGATTTCTGTTTTAACTTCTGTTGAGCCTTCAACATTATTCCAACTGTTAGTATTATAGTAAATTTTTTCTGCGTCAAAGCCAAATGCTACACTTAAATTTTTACTTAACTCCATATGATTGCCTAATCTAATGAAATCCCTATAACTTTCATTTGTATAAGTAGGATCTTCTACAGTAAAGTAATCTGCAGTATTATAATTTCTACCTAAAGTCATAAAATCATTTCTTATAGCAATATTATATCTTTCACCGTCCTGTAAGCAATCATTACTTTGACCCCAATAATAATCATAACAATTATCATAATCATATTCATAATCTGAATACTTCCCTACAATATTAAAATCACCAAAGTCAACATTTATTCTAGCAGTTTTATTGCTGTAAGTATCTATTTCTTCATTATCATTTCTAGCACTAGCAAAATTATCTTCTACCATACTAAACTCTAACTGTTCTAAAGGTGCTATTCTGTATTGTTTAGGCTCTCCTTCCAGTCTAATATTCATACCACGTTCTATTGTGTCCTGTATTAATATTGTTCCTGCAATACTTCCTGAGCCATAAATAACTCCATTTGCACCTGTAATAACTTTTACAGTTTGTCCATTTGCAAAATCGTGTCCAAAATCATACCAACCTGCACCTGGATCATTTGCTGGAATACCATTTACAAATACAGCGGTATGATTTGTTTGAGCACCTCTTTCGCTATAACCTATAAACCCTCCATATCCACCTGCGTTATATGTAAACATAGGCATAATGGCGTCTATAAGTCTATTATCAATTAGGGGATCTGCTTTTACTGTTTTTTCTTGTTGAGCAGTTACAACAATTTCTTCTATCTCATCACCTTTAACTTCACTTGCCCATAACATAAACAGCATAAAAACAAATGCGGCATATAAAGGCGAAAAATTAAGATGAAAATTTTTATCGAATTCGTTCATTTTTTCTCCAAAAAAGAGTTATAATATTATTAGTTTTAATTATACATGAGTTATTAGTTTTGTCAACAGTTTTATAAGAAAACCCCCAAAAAGATTTGGGGGTTTAATTGTGTTCGAAGTGGGAGGGTTTCGAACACTAGGGGGAACCCATAATAATTATTTACTATGGGTAATGATATCTACGAGTAGATATCGAACCTTCTCATACATGTTGAACGTGCTAACCCCTTCCAGTTATCAAAGTTCATTTTAGCAAGATCGGCTATTTTAAGAACCATTCTCAATGATATCTCTCTAAGCCTTTTTGCGTTCTCATGCATAAAGTCTATTATTTCTTTCTCAAACTCTTTTGAGAAACCATATTCTTTCAACATGCCATCTCTAACGATTTGGTTGATTCTAATAAACTTGTCATCTATTGAATCCATTCCTAAATCAATGTAGTGACATCTACTCATTAATGCTTCTAAGTGATCTTTAATCTTTTTGCTTCTAACATTTTCAAAGTTCACGTTAGTAATAAAGATACAACCACCTTTAAAGTCAAATCTGTCAGGTACACCTTCTCTTCTTAGTGCATTAGATTCTGCTTTCCAAGTAATAGTTCTTTTCTTACCACTATCTAAAACTGCTTTAAGCATGTTTAGACAAACTTCATCAAACAGGACACTATCACAGTCATCAAAAACTAAAATGTCTCCTTCATTTGAATTGTTAAAAAGTGTTTGGTATAAACCAATTGGTGTCATTGAACCTTTTACAATTTCCGTTTTTACTTTACCACCAATTTTAGCCATTGCGTCGTATTCTTCAAGAATAGTTTCTACGCCAAAACTTTTACCTACTCCTGGAGGGCCTGATACAATAAGTCCTCTAACAACACCGTTAGCAACTGCATCAGTCATCTCATCAAGGATTCTAAATCTTTCAGCAATTCTGTCCATTGCTTGTTTAGTAGTTTCCTTTTTCTTTTTAGGCTTCATGTTTTCAGGTATAAAGTTATTATACTCTTGCTCAGTTGCTGGTACAACTTCTGCTGGAGAATCAACTAATACTCTGATTTTTGTAAACTCTGCACCCATTAAAGCAGTTGCGTCAACTGTTACAAATGCACCACGTTTACCATAAGATACGTCCTTTAATAAAGGAAATACTGCGTCTGTGATTGGCTTACTTCTGTGTATGCCATTTTTGATTTTAACAAAGTTTTTCATATTATAATGCCTCCCACGGCTTTAGTTAAATATAAGTATATTATAGCAAATAATTTGTCGTTGTCAACACCTAAGTTACAATTAAATATATAACGTAACTTACAATAGCAATAGCACCTATAGTATTAAAAAAGCCATCTTCTCTAATCATTTTCAAAATGTTATAGAAGAACATTCCAACTATTCCTGCTACTACTCCAAGTGTTAATATTAATGACATATTTTTTACTCCTTACTATTATAGTATAGCAAAAAACTGTTATTTGTCAAGTGTTTTAGATGCTTCTGATAACAATTATTCCGTATCTATCCATAACAACGTTCTCGCAACCTATTGAATTTATTACATTATAAACTAGGTCTATCATACGTTGTGAATTACCGCATATAATCGTTAGGGGGATTTGGTTTTGATTCATTAGAATAAAGTTTTCTACCATGAGCTCTACTTCATGATGTCTAACTCCATGTAAATCTAATGTCATATTTCTGTATCTAGTAAAATCTCTTGATTGTGTTTAAGTATAGGCATCATGTCCCAATACATTTCATGCAACTCTTCTATTGACTTTGCAGACATTTCTTTAATAACATTCATTATTGATTCTAATTTATGCTCTCCATCAACATTGTCATAATCTTCGCTCCAATAATCACTAAAAGTTTTATAGCCTAAACTTTTTAAATGCTCTATTGTGCCTGTTGCACCATAAATTATTTGTGGGTGCAAATTAAGTATAGGTCTGGTTGTTTTTTCTGTAATAAACATTTCAGTATGGAAAGTTTTAAAATAATCATTTATTTCATCTTCCCAATGATAGTCGCACAATGATTGACATTCTGAACCTTCTGTAGTGATTGTAAAATATGTATTCTCATAAATGTTTCTAAAATCACCTACCTTGTTCCAGTCTAAGTTATTAACTGCTGGATAAGGCTCAAATACTTTATCATATATTTCTTGCCAATCTCCAGTAATATCAAATTGTAATGGTAATAGATTCCTTATATCATTTGTAAGTAAGTCTACCCATTTTTGATGTTTAAGTACAGGGTCTGTTGGACTTGGATTTAATAATTCAGGGAAGGCATGGAAACTAGTTAAAGTATTTTCTGTATCAACTAAATTTTCTTTAAACATTGAAAGCATAAACATTAACCTGTGTGGTAACATGTTTCCATTTAAGCAATTATATTTTTTACTCCTTATACCCTCAGGTGCTTCTTTTGTATAAATTAAATGGTTATGATATCCACTATTTTTTCTATACAAAAATAATCCAAAGCATTCGCTCTCTACATTTATTTTGTCTGGTGTGTCTGAGTAAAGTTCATGCCACTTGTCATAACTTTGTTGTATCTTTTCATTACTACCTCTAAAGGTAATATTAGAAAGTTTTACATTATACTTTTTACCAAATTCATGCAATCTCTGATAAAAAATTTTGTTATCAATTAGTATGACTGTTCCTTCACAAGTGTAATTAAATTTAATTTTTACTTGCTCATCAGGAAATTGTTTCCTAAAGTTTTGGAAATTTTGTGTTAGTGTTTCTGTAAAATTTTCCCAACTATGCCAGGTTCGTTCCTCGCATTGTAGTAAATCGTATTCAAATGTTCTAATCATTAATCAATTACTATGTCTTCCATACCTGCTGTTCTAAGCCTTGTAATGTGTCCAATTTGCCATTGTTTTGTATCAAGACCTTTCATTATACCCAAGTATTTATTTCTAAGAAGACTGAATTGATTAACTAAATGAGTTAAATCTATAACACTTTGTTCACCATCAACAAATTTATCTGCGTCTCGACTACTTAAAGTTCTATTATAATTTTCTAAATATTTTCTGAATACTGTTGAACGTTCTTTGCGAAGTTCAATATTTAAATGTTCGAGTATCGCTTCAATCTCTTGGAGTTGATTGAAGCGGAACTCTGTCAGACCGGGAAGGGAGGCGGAGGCTTTCTCCAAACTCCCTTTTATTCTGACTTCCCATCTTGCATCTTCTAGTTCTTTGTCATAGTATGCTATTGCATCGACAATATTGCCTAGATCTTCAACAATTTTATTATAATGAGTTGCCATTAATAATCCCAATCATCGTCCTCGTCCTCGTCTCCAAGGCCGATTTCAAAATGGCTTACTATAGCCGCCTTCATAACAGTATCAAACTCATTGAGATGATCTTCTGCTTCTGAAATACTGACGTTGTCTTCAAATGTTCTGACAAGGTCCTCTGCTATATGAAGCCTTTCTTTTGCTGGAACTTGCGATTTTATCGTGTCCCAGACATCTAAAAGTAATGCTACCTCAGGACTCATCTGTATAATCCTCCATATCTGGTTCAAATACTTCAGGGTCTATATCCTCAACATCTTCTTGTGCTTTTGGATTTTGTCCCCATTCGTCTATAATTAGTTGAAGTTTTTCATCAGTCCAGGCTTTTCTGAACTCTTTTATTTCTTCACCAGTTATAGGAGATATGTAAGATAATTTATTACCGACTTTTTCCACAATGCCTTTGGCTTCTAACATTTCTAACATACCACTATATGGGTCCATTCCAGTTTCATAAGGAATCTTGATTTGCACACCTTCAAAAGGTTTACTGTATCTAGACTTCATTACTTTACAGGCCGCTCTAATGCCTTGCACAGAAGATACTTTGTTTCCGTCTGCATCTTCTTTTAGTTTTAGTTTTTTAATCGCAACCACAATACTACTTGCATATATAAAACCTTGTCCGCCTGATATTTTATCATCAGGATCAAACATGTCTTGTGATGCATAAGTATGGTTAGTTGCCACTAGGGCAATAGGGAAAGGAGCAATCTGGTTTACTGTATTCCTAACCAAGGCCGCAAGTGCCTTAGGTTTTCTACCCATATCTCCTTTCATATCACCTTTCTGAAATTGATCAACGTCTGTAGGAGTTAAAAGCATTCCTAAACTATCAACAACAAAAACAAGTTTTGGCATTTCATCATATTCTAGATCGCCATAATTTGCTTTGTAGTCTTTCATAAATTCAGATATTGCCTTGGCAACGTCGTCAATCATTGATACACTAATTCTCAGTAATTTTTCTGGACTAGTGTCTACGTCTAATGCCTGTAACCATTGTTCGTCCAATGCATTTTCAGAGTCAAATAATACTACCTGACATCCTTTATCTTGTGCATTTTTAACAATGTTACCAGAACATATAAACGATTTACCAGAACCTGACTCACCAGCAAATACACTTACTTTACCTAGTGGGATACCTCCATTGAAGTCTCCACTTATTAGATAATCAAGTGTTTTGTTACCAGTACTAATCCAATCTCTAGGGTCATGGAAACCTGCACTGATTCCAGTTATGCTCTTTGTCAGTCCAGTTCTGAACTTTGTTAAGTCAAATGGTTTTTGCATGATGTCTCCTTAACTTGATTGTCTGTTTCTAATCATGTTAAGAATGTCATCTGCTGACTTCTTACCTGAGTCTCCACTATCTGCTGATGCCGTTGCAGGTGCTGGTGCCTCTGCTACTGGCTCTACTGGTGCTGGAGCAGTTTCTGTTGCAGGTGTAACTACAGGAGCCACACTCTCTGTTGCAGGTTGCTGTACTGCTGGAGCAGGTTGAGCCGATGCAACTGTTGATTGTGTGCTTGTTCCTGTATCAAGTCCATAGGGTTTGTAAAAGTTACCCCATTTTGCTGGATCATACAGTTCTCCATTTACACTTGCCTCAAACATTTCTGATATTGCCTGTACACCTTCTGGTGTTGGTTTAGCAGGAATGAAATCGTTTAAGTTATACAAACCATGTGTATCAATTGCCGCCAATTGTTCTTCAGTTAGAGCAGTTTCTTTTCTTGCCCATTTAGAAGTACTATAGTCTGCATACTGTCCTTTAGTAGTTTTTGCTAATCTAAAATCAGTACCAGCAGTATAATCTGTTGGTAAATTTTCCATGTCAGGGTCCATGAGTGCTGATTTGATTATATTGAATATTTGTGGTCCAATTACAAAACGTCTAATTGGATTTTCTGGAGCCTCTTCATTTAATGGATTTTCATTTACAAAACCCTGGAAGATGTAACTTCTTTTTTTCCAATATTTTCGTCCCATATCCTCTAATGAAGGATCTTTAAACCAAGGTCTAACCTCAGTTAAGACTGGACATGTTTCTCCTGAATACATTTCCATACAAGGAACTTGTACAGTAGTTGGTTTTGCATCACCACCTACAACTCCTGGAAATGTTAGTCTTATCATTTGTCGTTCAACCCAAAAGAACGTGTTGTTTGGATCATTATCAGGAAGGAATCTTAGTACAGTACTAGTACCTTCGTCTATGTTCCAAAATGGGTAAATTGCTTTATCGCCTTGAGCTGGGGAACTACTGCTGGATTTGTTATCCATTGATTGTAGTTTTGCTCTAATTTCTTCTAAAGATGCCATAATGTTTTCTCCTTTTATGTATGCCATGTTCGTAATACTTTCATATTACTTGTGCCTTAATTATATTGCCTTGATGCAAAAAAGTCAAGTACTTTTTTACAACTATTGGAAAAATAATTTATCTTTCCAACAAATTTATTTATCTTTATAAACGTATTTTATACGTCAAAGCGGTCCATAAATGCTTCATATGACTCTTCTATACTCATAGGAGCATTTGATACATTGTGCTGACCTGCACTTAGTAAACAACTTTTAATTGCGCCATACTCGAATTGACTAAGTTGTCCACCAGCATTAAGTTTATTACTAATGCTATGTAAATAATTGCCTAAAGTTTCATCTTTTGCTGTATTACCAAGAGCAGTAACTTTATGTCCTAACTGTTGATTGATACCTTCAAACTCTAACAGATCATCTTCTGCTAACATGTCTTTGAGTCCAGCAAATGATTCTAATTCTATTGCTTTTGTAATTTTACTTTCAAAACTTCTCTTTCTGCTAGTCATTGCCTTTAAACTATCCATTGCATTTGCAACCTTGTCATCAAAATGTGTTTCAGTAAATTTTGATTCAAGATCTAAATCGTCTTGTAATAGTTCAACGTTATTGTAGTCTTTTACACTTTCAACTGCTGTGGCATATGACTTTACTCCACTTAATCTCTTAAATGTTGTTCTGATATTGTTAATATTTTCTATTGCTAATGATACAAACTCTTCGTTTTCTTCATTAACTAATTTTGACCTGCGTACATAACCAACAAACTCTTTAAGTTTACTAAACTCTTTTGCCATGTCTGTAATTGCTTCGCCAATTTCATCATAAGTTTCACCGCCATTGTGCAAATGTCTTGCCATTGCTCTTGCGGCTGACAGATTGTTTTCTGCCATTTTAAATTTCTCTTCTCCACGTTGTATTAATATACTGTGGATGTTTCTGCTTCTAGCACCACGTACTTCTTCATTTACGTCTTTGTTGTGTCTTACAATAATTTTTACACTATCTGCTAGAGGTTGATAACTGGATTTTCTACTACCTGTCATTTTACCTAAACTTGCTTCTGAAACTTTTTCTTTTACTTTTGCAGGAACATTTTTCTTAACTCTGTCTAAATAAGTTTGATATCCATCTTCCACTTCTTGTGCTGTATAATCTTCTGCACCTGGTTCTCTTCTTCTGTTACTATCCCAATCTGCTTTACTTAATGGTTGACCATCATCATGCACTAGCAATCCATTTATTGTAGTAACTCCTTCTGAAAAATCTCCTGTTCTATATCCCATTTGTTGTTGTGCAGATGCTTGAGCATAAGCAGATATAGGATCTTGTTCTCCTCTTCTATGAAAATCAAATGCTACTGCTAAAGTATCTTTATCTAATTTTTGTATAGGCTTATTTTCATAATTAATTAATTTTCCTGCCTTAAGAGCATTAGATATAGTAGCAAAGAATTCTATAGTATCCATTGTTTTAAAATCTAATTTTTGTCCTTTATCCTGGCCAAATTTTAATTTTGCACCTGGGGGATCTAATAAGTCAGGATTTTCATTTAATCCTGCAAGTTTTCTTAATATTTCCATTTCTTCTGACATTGGTTCATCCTCTTTGCTCTTTCTAGCAACATCTACTCTTTCACCTTTTGGTTTGATCTGTTTGTCAAATACAGAGTAATCAAAGTCTAGCAAATAATCTTGTGCTAATTCCTTTAGCATAGGTCTAATTTTTTCTATAGCCTCTCCTGGTGTTCCTGTTTTTAAACTTAAATGTTTATCTAATGGGTCTATCCTAACTAAAATGTTTGGAGACTCAACAGCAAAACGTGTTGCCTCCATAGGATCTATAACAAGATCACCTTCTTTATTGTAACTGCTAACTTCATAACCAAAACCCTTTAACAGGTTAAAAGTTTTTTCTGCTACTAATTTAATGTTCATACGTCTATTTATCTGATCTTACACTCTTACCCACAAGTTGTTTAAAACCATTCTGACATTTTCAACTGTATTTTCTATATTTAATATAACCCAATAACTAGAATTATCGCCTCCATTAAACAAATAATGCTCTTTTGTGGTGTCTGCAAAGTAAACAAATCCTTCGTCCCATTGTGTTATCTTGCCATCTATTACAAAGTTAAAGTAAGGCGCATTAGTATATTGTAAGGGTACAATCAGCCTAAAACAGTCTATAAAAGGCTCTCTGTGATCTCTGTGAGGAGGGAAAAATCCCCCTGGATCTAATCTTAAAAGATGTGATCTCCAAACACCTTGTCCAAATTTATCTAATATAGTTTTTAGTTCTGGATAATCTGCTACAGGTGTTCTGGTAGTAAATGAATGTTCTCCATAGTTTGTACCTTCTTGTTCATTATACTCTCTCAAACTGTCTAAGTCAGGATTTCCAGACACTCCTCCGTCTAAACTTGTAATACTTAAACCATATCTGTTTATCAGTTTACGAGGATTGTATTGTTGCCATTTAAAATTTTCGTAAATCCAATCTAAAAAATTATCTGGATTGATATAAAATTTTGTTTTTATTTGTTGGCCATACAAAGCCATGGAGTTGTATGCAGATGTATTAAGCAAAAGTTGATTTGTTGTTTGCTTTCTCATTTATATAATACCAATAGGCATAGGATAATCTGAATCATCTAATGAGTCAGGATCATTAGGATCTACTGATAAACTACTATTTACAGCATTGTAAACATCATCTTCAAATGCACTAATATATTCTACCATTCTAACAGCAATTATTAGTGCCATAACTAAATCGTCTGTAGCACCTGGTTTTGCTTTAAAACTGTGACCTGCACTAACAAAATTCTTTAATTCACTTACTAGTGCCTTACTTTTAAGTTTTAATTTATCACTTTCTACTAATCTTTTTAATTGTAAACAGGCTTCCATTTTATTTTTGTGTGTTGTATGATATCCTTTTCTGCCTTTTTTACCCTGTATTCTTTTAGGCTCGTGTAAAAAATCTCCTGGGAATGTTTCCTCTCCTGTGTCCCTAATTACTACAAGAGCCGCTTCACCAATACTATTATTCTCAACTGTCCAATATATTTGTGATAGACTGTTAGTTTGTTCTTTAATGTAATGCATTATTTCCATCATTACTTTCATTTGTTTTTCTATAGGAGATTTATTATGATACCATTCTCCTACTTGTTCCATACTGGGTACTTCTATTACCTGTATGGCGGCGTTATCACCTCCTGTACCACTACTTGGATCTAGTGTAACCAAATATATATTGTCATGAGATGGTTGTTTATACCAACGTACTTGTCCACTTCTTAAAATAGGATTTACTCCTTCCATATCAACTAGTTTAAGTGGATCTATAAGTGTTTCATCATATATAATAAATTCACATTCATGCTCACGTCTAAATCTTTCTTCGCCAATTCTACCACGTTCTTCTGTTGCCCAGGCGGCATCTCTATCAGGATGTCTGTCCCATACTGCTAACATAGGTTTAAAACCATTTACGCCTAATTCTTGCTCATTACCATGTTCATCAAATAGTTTATTTGCTTGACCCCAGATAGTTGCAAAAGTATCCTCATCACTGTTTGGCGTACTTGTAATAATACATTTACCACCTGTTGCTAATGTGGGAGATAGTGATGTCCAAAATTCACTTGCTATTCTGGGAGGCACAAATGCAAACTCGTCCAAGTACACTAAGGTAAGCGACATACCTCTACCAGTATTTTCTGTGGTTGTACTTGCTACTATTCTACTACCATTATCAAAACTAATACTACCTTTGTTGTATTCTGTTACACCTGCTCTTATATGATCAGGAACACTTTCATATGCATACCTAATACGTTGCATAATTTCCTGAGCACCTGCTTGTTTATGTGCCGCAACTAATATTGTGCTGTCAGGCTTAAACATAGCATACCACAACAAGTATCCTGCCGCCACAGTAGTTTTACCCATCTGTCTGCCCAGCATGTTTATACTGTATCTGTAATTATTGTAGTTGTGAATTAGTTCTAATTGATAATCAAAAGGGTTAAAATCAATACCACCCTGTGTTGGATGTTGTATTTTAACATGATTAGTCATGAAATAAAGAGGACCTGTGTCTTGATTTGCACAGTTCTTAAAATCTTCTATTGTATCTGGTGTATATGCTACTTTGCTAAAGCCTTGTTTAACCAGACTGGTATCTGCTGTTCCTCTTGCCATACTAGTATTTATGTAGTATTGGGTTTAAGAAATGCTTTTTTTCAGTTTATCTTTTAGGTAATTGACTAAAACTTCTTTATCTGTAGAATAACTTGCATCATTTGGAGATATAACCATCACTTTTTTGTCTTCTGGTTCATCTGCATCACAAGGTGCTTCTGGCTCTACTGGTTCTTTAGGCTCTTCATCATGATCATGATCTGCGTCATCGCCTTTTTCAGTTTTATTAAGATCCATAGCCATATCAACACCAGCAAGTTTTAAAATATCATGCAGGTCATCCATTGTTTCAGCACTTGCTTCAACACTGACAGATCCTTTATCGTTGTTTTTATGTTGTTTGTACTCTACTGAGCCCTCAAGTTTATCTTCAGAAGGAACAACACCATACGCATCGCTCATTGCTTCTTCTAAACCAGCAAGTTGTTTTAGTTCTTGTATGCTTTCGTCTTGCATGTTTAAAGGTCTCCCTGTGTTGTCTTTTGGCCTTTCGCCTGGCTCATCTGATGTTGGTTCATCAGCCTGTTGAGCCATTTTTTCCTGTTTCATTTGTTCTCTGGCACTTGCAATCTGATCACCATGAGTAATTGGTAACCCTTTTTCTTTAGCCCATGCCATTACTTCTTCATCTGAAAATTCTATATCATCAGAATCTTGAACTGCATCAGGGTCAGCAATTCCGCCAGTACCAACTTCTGGACTTTCTCCTGAAGTGTGTTGGTTATGTAACTGATCAAATTGTGCTAATGCACCCATTCCACCGGAAGACAACATATCTGTCAATTTGCTTAATAACTTTCTAACTGCCGGCATAAATCTTTTGTTAATGCCTTTGTCACCACCAATGTTTCTCAAAGCAATTTTGGCATTTTGAGCCAAAACTTTATCTCCACCAACTACGTCTTGTAAAATTGGGAGTGAAACATCTGCAGTAAATTCTTTAAGTACATCTAAAACTTCTGGATTTTGTAATGCTTCTTCTATATTTTCATATTGCATATCTGCCGCTAATTGCTGTGGCTCTTGTTTATCTAAATCCTGAAGGAATCTT